TTTATACCTATACTTCAGGCGGGACATCTGGGTCTACTGCGCCTCCTTATCCTACAGGAAACAACGTATTTCCCCCTACTACTCCGTTTGCTGACGGTACGGCAACACTGCAATATACATCTGCTGGTGAAATTATTAACTTTGCTGCACTGCCAAACGGTATACAAACCTATGACGTTGTCAGCGTTAACCTTTATTGGGGTAATTCTAGAATACCTCTTAGGTATTTACCCTGGTCTAATTTCTCTGCACAGTTAAGATATTGGCAGAATTATATTGGTAGACCTATTTGTTTTTCTATGTACGGTCAACAAGCCATGTACATAGCACCTATTCCAGACCAGCAATATTACATTGAGATAGATACAAATATATTGCCAACTGCTCTTTCTACTATAAATCCTAATGTAGTTGACCAAATTATTGACCCGTGGAGTACGGCAGTTCAATATTACGCAGCTTATAAAGCTAAGTTTTATGAACAAAGTTATGGTGAAGCTGAAATATTTAAACAAGAATATAACAAACATATCTTAAATGTACTCAATAGTACGTTTACCAGAAGGATTCCAGACCCTTACTCTAGTGGAGGCTAATAATGGCATCCGCAGAGCAAAAAAAGTCTTATGCAATTGTTAAGCAGTTTAAAGGTTTAAATACCAAAGCTAATCGCACTGCTATAGACAAAGATGAGTTTAATTGGATAGAAAATGCCATGCCTATAGGGTTTGGCAATATCAAAATAACTCCAGCATCTTCTGCCGTATCTAATGTAGGTAACGTAGCAGTTGTATTTTCCAACACAGTTAGCTATTTAACGTCTGCAAACGTCACTGATGACTATATTCTTGCGTCAGAAACTAATGGTCAGATGGAATACTTTGATTTAATTACTTTAAAACAAGGTAATGTTGCTGCAGCAGGTACTTTTTCAAGTTCGGGTGTCAGTTTAGCGCAATATCAAAACACAAACGTATTTATAGGAGACCCGTCTAAAGGTTTGTATTCCTGGGACGGTGCTAATCTGGTTGCTATCGGTTCTGTTGGTATTATTGCGGTAGTTAACCCTGGTTCTGGCTATACAAGCGCACCCAACGTTACTATTTCACCTCCTAATCAAACAGGAGGTAGACAAGCTACAGCTGTTGCGGGAACTACAACGTCTAATACCGTTAGTTATATTGTTTTGACAAATGCGGGTAGTGGGTACACATCACAACCTACAGTTACTATTTCTGGCGGTGGTGGTAACAATGCTACAGCAATAGCGCAACTGGTTACATTTGCAACGGGTACAGTATCTGTTCAAGTCAACAATGGGGGCACAGGATACGGTGCTAACGGCTCTATTTACGTTACCTTTAGCGGAGGTGGCGGGTCGGGGGCAAATGCGTCTGCAGTGATTTCTGGCAACGTAATTACCCAGGTTATTATGAATAACGCAGGTTCAGGGTATACCAGCACGCCAACAGTCAGTATTGGAGGTTCAGGAACGGGTGCAAACATAACCGCAACTGTGAATACAACAGGAATTGTGGATGTAGCAACGTTCTCGGGACGGGTTTGGGTGGCAGCCGGGCGTACAGTTTACGCATCTTCTGCAGTATCTCCTACAGATTATACGTCCGTATCTGCCGTAGCTTTTAATTTGACAGACTCAACCTTACACGGGAATATACAAGCATTATTGTCTGCTAACAATTTCTTGTACATTTTTGGTGATGACTCTATCAACGTATTTTCTAATTTGCAGGTTACATCTACTGGTGCAACTGTATTTACGAATACCAACGTATCTGCGTCTATAGGTTCTAAACGTATTTACGCCATATTTGCGTATTTCCGTTCTGTGCTATTTATGAATGATTACGGTGTATATGCGCTTGTAGGTTCTACAACCACCAAGATTTCAGACCCTCTTGACGGTATTTTCCCGTATATTGACTTTACAAAGCCTGTAACGGCGGGTCAGGCGTTGTTGAACAATATTTTATGTGCGGTATTCAATTTTTACGTCAACTCCAGTTTTCCTTATGGCTCTGGCGGTTCTAGGTACATACAGGCGGTATTTTTTGAGAAAAAATGGTTTATTACCAGTCAAGGAACATTGCAATATGTTACATCTGCGCCCCTGTCTGGAAAAGTAAACCTTTACGGTACACAATCTAACGCTTTATATCAACTTTACGCTAATAGTTCAGCTAATATTAGCAGTTACATTCAGACCGCTTTGATGGATATGGGTGACCCCATAAGAACCAAGCAAGCGTTAAAATTTGCAGTAGAGGCAACGCTTACCCAAAGCGGTGTTTTTAATGTTACGGTGGATTCTGAACAAGGGTCTACAACGCCTTATGTTTTAAGTGACTCAGGAGTTACTTGGATAAATAACAGTAATCAGGTAATATCATGGACAAACAATAGTTTAGCTATTATTCAGTGGTTATTGTCTGTTGGATATTATTTGTACAAGAGTGATGCTAGTCAGTACGGGAAGTATTTGGGGTTAACCATGACTTCTAATAATGCAGCATTTACAGTAAACACGTTTGAATTTGAACATGAATTAAGAGTGAGGTTCTAAAATGCCAGTACCAAATACATTTGCTAGTGCAACATCTGCAATTCCTTTGGCTAATCTTGACACCAACTTTGCTACTCCTATTACGCTTGGTAATACTGCAGTACAGCTTGGTAATACGGTTACAACGTTGGGAAATGTAACTCTTACTAACGTAAACGTATCTAGCGGTAATGTTACTGTTACAAATGGTACTTTTAGTAATACTGTTAGCATAGTTCAAAGTGTCGGTGGAACAAGTTTATCGTGGACAGACACAATTTATGACACAGGGTTTCTTGATATCATAAATCAAGCAGCAAGAATACGTGCCAACAACAATTTAGTTTTTAACACAAACGGAGCAGACCGAGGTCGTTTTGATAATAGTGGTAATTTGTTGGTTGGTGTTACAAGCACTATAAATTCATCAAAACTTACAGTATCAAATCCAGTTAATAATGCTGCTAATTTTGCTACAGCTTCATCGGGCAATTATTCTTTAGTTTGTCAAAATACAGGTTCAGGTTCTACCAATTTTATTATTTTCCAAACTGGTTCAGGAACTACAACAGTAGGTTCTATTACAACAAATGGAACAACAACAGCGTATAACGTCACTTCAGATAGAAGACTTAAAACTAATATTGAACCATTAACAAATAGTGGTGCAATTATTGATGCTTTGTTGCCAAGAAAGTTTACTTGGACTTCTACTAACAAAGAAGATTTAGGTTTTGTAACAGATGAATATCAAACAGTATTTCCTGATGCTATTACTGGACAACCTAATGCAACAAAAGAAGAGGAATATGAAGTAACTCCTGCGGTAAAGGATGAGCAAGGAAATATCACAACTCCTGCGGTTATGGGGACAAGAACAGTTCCTGTATATCAAATGGGTGATTTCTCTACATCTGCTCAAATAGCAGTATTGGTTGCAGAAGTTCAATCCCTAAGAGCAAGATTAAAAGCGGCTAACATAGCTTAAGGAATAAAAATGTCAGTATCCGCCCCATTTTCTCCTTGTGGTAACACGGCAGTTATATCTGCAACAACTACTGCAACCACGCCTGTGCAAGTGGCTTCTAACACGCTTGGTGGTAATCAATACCGTATTATCAATAGCGGTTCTGTAACCGTTATTTTAGGATATGGTCAGACTTCTGCTCTAGCTGCGTCTGGAGCTGTAGTGCCAACTACCACACAAGCTAATTGCTTGCCTTTACTTCCGGGTACAGATGAAATAATTACGTTTGTACCTAATGCGTACTTCTCTGCAAATGCAACAAGTAGTACGGCAACTATTTACATAACGCCAGGAGATGGTGACTGATGTTAAAAACTGTAGCTGTAATCACTGGAACTGCAACCAACGGAACTGTTACGCAAGTACAGGGGAACGGTACTGTAAACGGTATTACGCTTACAGGTAACGTTACTACGTCTGGTAATCTCACACTAGGCGGTACTTTATCAAACGTTAGCCTTTCTTCACAAGTTACTGGAATTTTGCCTGTATCCAATGGCGGTATTGGCATTGGGTCATTGTCTTCTGGTTCTTTTGTTATAGGTAATGGAACAAGCGCATTAACCACTGGAGCTTTTGGTGTTAACGCCAATGGCGCATTAACCATTCAAGGCGGTGCAGGTTCTAATAGCCAAGTAATTATTTCTACTGGCGGAGGAACTGTAAACCAATGGTCTAACAGTTTGTCAAACATAGCCATAAACAACCTTTCTGGTTCTGCAAACGTCACTACATTCAACCATTTGGCTCAAGTGTCTGTAACTGCAACTTATGGCAACGCAAGTCTTCCATTACAACCTTTGGGTTTTATTAACTTTGACCTTAATGGCACTGTCGTTAAAGTACCTTATTACTCTGTTTAAATATGGAATTGCAACAACTCTTTGATATTGTGGTAACTATTGCAGGATTTCTTGCTGGATGGGTACTTAACAACATTACTAAAGCTATAGAACGTTTAGACACAGATGTTAGAGCAATGCCACATGATTATGTGACAAAAGAGGACTATCACAGAGACATAGATGAGATTAAAGATATTTGTAAGCAAATCTTCAATAAATTGGACAACAAGGCAGATAAAAGTTGAATTTTGATGATTTATCATATGTTGAATTTGGTGATTTAGAAGGTCTTAAGCGGTTTCAGTTTGAGAACTATCTACAACATCAATTATTCTTTCAAACTTTAAATAGTAAGGGAATATCTACGCCTTTTTATCCTATAGAAGATATTGACCCATCCAATATTGATGACTGGTTACTTATACACAACCAGATGCACGAATCTTTAGCAACAATATTGGTTTTAGATAATCCGTTTCAACTATTAGACGCTGATATAAACAAAGAAGAAGATTTCTATGACTGGCTGGGGGTGCATCAAGATATACATACTCAAATAGCAAATGCGTTAGGAGTTAACTAATGGCAGCACCAGCAAGAGTCCTTGAAGGCGACAATATAGACCAACAGGCAGCCCAACTGCCACAAGAAATATCTCACTGGCAAAAGAGCAGTGACGGGAATATGTATTTGATTGATGATAAAACTGGAGCAGTTTTAGATACTCAATCAGGTGGAGGTTTTTTAAATCAAGTTCTTAACAACCCCGATGTTGTAGTCGCAATAGCTGCAGCTGCTGCAATACCCGGCATGGCAGAGGCTTTAGGTCCTTCTATCGCTTCTGCTTTAAACGTTTCTACTGCACTTGGAAATACTATTGCTGGAGCTACTTTGCAAGCAGGAGTGCAAGTGGCTGCGGGTGTTCCTGTTGACACTGCGATAAAAAATGCTGCTATCTCTACCGTTGTAAGCACAGGGGCTAATGATGCAGCAACATCTCTTATCTCTCAAGGAAACAATCCTGCTGCGGTAAATTCCATAACTTCTGGTGTAGCAGGTGCGGTACAAACTGCTGCCAACGGTGGCAACGTTTCTCAGATTCTTGAAAACGCTGGAGCTGGAGCTGCTGCTTCTTTGTCAGGAACTATTGCACAAAATGTAGGAGTAAGTCCTACTATGTCAAATGTAGTAGGAGGGACGGTTGGAGGTGCATTGCAAGCAGGTGGCGGGGCAATGGGTGCTGCTATTGGAGCAATTACAGGAC